AGATGGATAGAGTGAGTTATAAATCGACTGCACGAATAAGCGCATTGGTCGACCTTCAATGTTCGCGCCGGGGCAGCTTTTGTGCGGATTCGGAACGCCGAGCCGATAGAGATGCGCTTCGCGATGTAGCAGTAGGCCGTAGGATTCGGGTTTGATATCGCAGGTTTTACAGAGGATGGCAAGCAGCTTCCCGGTCACCTGTATCTGGATATGGTCGGGCTCCGGGACCGCTTCATCCCAGTTCCCGACCATGCATACCCCGATGGATGTTTTATTATCGCCTTTGACGTGGGCTCCGGCGATATTGACATCACGACCAAACTCGAGTTTCCCGTCAGGCTGGATGATGTAATGATATCCGATGTCAGACCATCCTCGACCTTCGACATGCCAGCGCCGGATAACTTCGAGCGGTACGGGCTTGTAGGGTTCCGTCGCCGTACAATGGAGATAAATCACATCGATGGTGCGCTCCGGTTTCATGACTGCGGTATGCATGTCAATCCTCCTTACTTCATGATGTAGGCGAATAGCTTCTTCATTGCGAACGCTGAGCGGAAGCGGACGAACTCATCATAGTTCCCGCTTGTGTCGTATCGCCCGATGCTGAATTCATACTTACCGCTATCGATTCTGACCCGCTCGAAGGCGAGTCCGGCCTTTTCGACGAACTTCCGAATCTCTTCTATCGTCGGATATTGCATCGTCTTCCTCCTTTCTGATTTTTTGACTGCCCTTCCCTCTCCCGCACCCGCCGTGCTTCGGCGAGGGCATTGCTGCATATATCGTAATCAACTTTCCCGGAGTAAGGGCCGCCCCTACTAGGGTCTAAATATCGCGTAACAGCCTCTAGCGCCCTCACCAGCATCCCGTCCTTTACGACCTTACCCGTTCCGTTGCAGGTGGGGCATTTCCTGTTTGGGCTTGTGACTATTGGTGGAGGAAAACCACTATCGGAAGTCAAGTCGATTTTATTCTCTCTGGATATTCCTGTCCCAAACTCACCCATGCCTTTGCATTCGGGACATCGTTCCACGACCTCCACCAGCGCGGCGAGCTTTCGCAGGCGGTCGAGTTCGGCCTTCGCTTGGTCTTTATAGCCCATTGCGGCGGGGCTGATTCCATTTAGGATGTCATCTATCGCGCTCACTCCGACACCTCCCGCACCCGCCGGGCTTCGGCGAGTGCTTTAATTACAGGCTCGATTTCGCTGCACCCATCGACATGCGCCATGCATAGATAGTGACCGTCATCGTCCATAACACCATCATCGCATTCGCTACAGGTGAAATCTGCAAGGTTCTGTAATGCCTCCATGAGCACCCCATCCCCCCCGTTCTCCGTCTCCACCAGCGCGGCGAGCTTTCGAAGGCGGTCGAGTTCGGTCAACTTGCGATTTAGCACATCAACTGCCCCCTCGCTTTTGCCAGTCTCGCCAACGTATTTGCCGAGAATCGCACAAAGGGCATTCCCGACTTTTGCGTCGCGCTGGAGATATTCAAATTCCTCTCGCGCCTCTTCTTGGCAACCGTTGGTTTCACTCGCTGTAATCATATCTAGTAGTTTCACTCCGACACCTCCAAAGTGTGTATTTGCGGTTGACTGAAAATCCATGCGCCGCACCGAGTACACCGCCATTCAAAACGGTCATTATCATTTAACCATTTTCCACAGTACGGACAACGTTTCATTCGCTCACCTCCCGCAACCCGCGCTCGTCGCCCGTCCCAAACACGCCCGGTCGTATCTCGTAGTCCCGTGCGTACAGCTCGGCGGGTATCGTCCCGGCACGGTGTTCCGCTATTATGCTTTTGGCTAGATACTCCAATGCACCCTCACATCCGGTTACAGCGCGGATGATTCGTTCATCATAAAACCCGTGCGGTTCTCCCTGAAATGGCAGCGAGATACCCTTGGCGTTTTTCGTAATACGGTCATGGTGAGTCGTGAAAGGAACCAACCCCTCCAGCCAGTACGTGCGCTGCCCTGTGCCGCCGCAGCGCTGACATGTACTGCCAGCGGCATAAACACATAACCCGCGAAGGAAAACATCATGCCTATGCCGACCGTTGTCGCAGTCATTGTCGCACGGCCCCTCCCACTCGCCGTCCGCCCTCCCGATTCGCAGTAGTAGCTCAGCCATCGGCGGCCTCCCTTACCTCGGCGATGAGGGTGTCCTTTGTGGCATCGTTATATTTATCGGCCAATTCCTCCAGCGCGTCCGCGCACCGGGTCAGCAGCGAGCAGAGATGTATCGCTTCATAGTCCGGCTCAGGTAGGATTGGCTCAGGCGGCTCAGGTGGATGCTGTTCGGCCCATTGCTGATTAAAACAGTTAGGGCATAGTCCATGGTCGGGGTCGCCTCCTGCATCCCATATATTGACACCGCAACGTTGGCATGTTGCCTGCTTCCATTCAGGTCGCAGCCAGTAAAGGTCAGTCATCGGCGGCCTCCATCGCCCGCGCTCTCACGGCGGGGCAGTCAGGGTTAGTGCAGTAGTCCCGTCCCCAACGCGGTAGCTCATCGACCTTCTTGATTGCTCCACAGTACCTGCATCTCAGGTCTAAACTCGTCTTATCAACTGGTAGGCAATCGTGTTTTGGTAGTCTTGTCAGTAGTTCGCTTAATGCCCCCACCGCCTTGTCGCGGTTTTGCATTAAGGTTTCGATAGACGATACAATCTCCTCTTCGTGTGCGCATGATAATGCAATCATTGCCTTGGCACCAAGGCTGCGCCAGTACATAACTATATCCCGCCACTTGTCCCGCTCCCGCTCAAGGGCGGACACTGCTGTGCGGAGTTTGTCGAGATATTTGTCTCCACGCTCTTCATATCCGCGAAGGATGGATTCAACATTCTCCAACAACTCCCCCACGTCGCCCGTCGGCGGGGTCAGGGGCTTGGATATCCGCGCTAACACATGGCTGACTGCCGTGCATCCCATTTCGTCACAATCATGTTCTGAATCGTCAGGAGGGTCGCCGACTATAACGTACTCAGTTTCGGACTCATAGCACTCGGCAGCCTTATATCCTTCGGGAATACAAGATGTGGGTTCCGGTTCGGGATTTGCCCTTGCTGGAATTATCCATTCCACTGTATGTCCACAGGTATCATGTTTATGGGTCACAAAAGCTGCACCTACTTCTTGACGACATTCCTGACACCACCAGTATCCATCGTCCCATTTAAACCTCAGCGTCCCACGCATCCCCGCCTCAAGCTCGGCGCGGTTGGCGCGGACGAAAGCGGCTGATTGACTGAATCCCATAGAGAACACGCGCTCAAGGACTTCTCCGTGCTCATCACCATTGGCAAGTTTACGCTCACCCCTCTTGTCACATTCTCGTGAGCGATGCATAAGGGCTTCAATCAACTCATCCAGCGTCATCTTGTCAGTCATCGGTGTCCTCCAACCCGCCACTCGGCGGGGTATTCGCGGGGTAAGTCGGCGTTTAGATAACGGTAATCATAAATCCACTGGTCCGATGTCCCGGCCTCGTGATATGCATTGCGCTTCACAAATCGCGGTGCTGTGCTTGGCTGATGCAGCCATCCGATTGTCGCCTCACTCACAGGCTTGTCCGGCCCGGTCTGGCCGCCGATGACGACCCATGAAAACCAATCGTCAGCGAATACGGGATGCTCCAAACCATACCAAGGTTCTAGTGAAACCCACGTATGCGCGGGGTCGATACCGCTCATGTCGGCATATCGGCTTTCAAGCTCTTCCTGCGTTGTCGCCGTGAATCCGCACCAGACGTTCTCAGGCCACTTTTCTATCAGCCCGTACCACGCCGGGTTCTTCGTCAGGAGGAGGCAGATGTGCGTGGCGTTGAGTGAGGCGAAGCGGGCCATCTCATGTGCTACCACCTTTGGAGTACAGCCGCCCGCCGAATCGTCGCTGCGATATTCATTCCACCACCAGTTACCCCCCACATCACCCATATCGTTCAGGAAGATAAGCCACTTGCTTCGCTTCCCGACTGGATGAATGCGCTCAGTGTGGAAAGTTGGGGCAAATCCATACGGGTATGCCGGATTGCCCCGTAGCCGCGTCGCGACCAACCGCTTGGCGTAACATGGAACCTTGCAGATACCCGTCGCGTGATGGTTGCAGCCCGTGATGATATTCCAGACCCGGCCGGGACGGTTTATCAGCTTCCCGCTATCGCGGATGTAGTCGATATTGCTCTTGTGTGGTTGTCCGGTCATGATTGCTCCTTTCCGATTATTTGTAGCTTCGCTTGGATGACAGGTAGCATGATGAATCGCGTCATCAATCGACGGAATCTCGGTCGATGATTAAATTCCTTTAGCGCTCTCATCTTTTTCGGGATATCGATATCATTACCCTGAAGCCTGAAGCGTCCATGTCCATCGCTATCGAGCATGATACCGAGCCGAGCCGTAACAATCCGAATCATCTGCATTGAAAAAACTTGCATCACTTGAACCTCCCGAACTCATCGCGATTCTTCGGATGTAATCGACCGTGCTCTACATCCGTCATCACTTCCAGATTCTCTAATCGATTATCGGTGCGGTCGCCATTTTTATGATGGACGACTTCGCCCTTCCCGAGCCGACGCTTCAGCGCCGATACGATGACCAGCGTATGTTCGTAACAGTAGCCGTAGGGGTCGGCGAGCGGATGGATTTTTCCGACGCGGACTTTGATATAGCCCTGCGAGTCCGTCATCCGGTCAGTTCTCCATCGGGGATTTTTCGATGCTGATTTAAAGCCGCGTTCTGGTCGCACTACTTCCCGTTCAGATGGAATTGTGATGCTCATGAGTTTCTCCTTTTCGTTTTATTCGACCTCCGAAATGATTGAGTAATATGACCAATGCAATCCTTCCTCTTGGTGGAAAACATCGACGATACCCTCCCGAGGGCAGCGGTCGAGCACGGCGTAAATGCCCGCCGCCGCCCCGGAGCTAATGCGTACCTTCTGCGGTGGGAACTCCCTCACTCCTGAATACCATGGCGTATCAGGACCGACCGCACAGAATCCGTCCACTCCCATCTCTTCGGCTATCCGACGCGCTTGCGCTACGGTATGCAGGGATGCGGTCGTCGCAGAATCTTCAGCGTAATAATGTGTGATGTGATAGAGGCGAGGAGTCGGTTGCTCGATAGGATTGGTTGAAGGTAGAGAAGAGGAGGGGGAGGGTGGGAAAGCCCTCGGAGAACCGTACTCATCACTTGGAAGGTGTGCAACCGACTCCTCTATTAAGGAGACCACTTCGCCAGATTTAATTATACCAAACGCGATGACGGCTCCGATGAGCAGCGCAATGATAATCATCTGGACTATCACAGTGCGCCGGAGCTTCCGGATTATCGAGCGATGCCGAGTGATTAATCGCTCGCCATGCTCTGCTCGATTGAACTCCGGGCTCTTACTGATTTTCATCGGAGCGCGAGCTCGTTTCTGTTTTTCGTAATATGCCTGTAGCTTAGGGTGTATTATCGATTCCGGATAATCATCAAGTGCTCTCGCCATTTCGATTCTCCTCCCACCAGACCTTAACGGGGTCGGCAGTAGCATTGAGCTCGATTAATAATTTCTTCTCTTCCTTATCGAGCCCTCGGTGTAGGTGATAATAAATCGCTTCCCGGCTGATGTTCAGGGTCGAAGCGATATCCTCAAAATTGAAATTGTCTCTGGCCCAGTGGACGAATAACCTTCGGGCTCTCCGTCGCCGAGTCAGTTCAGTTTCGATTCGGGCTTTCGGGTGTTTATCCGCGATGGGTTCCGCAGCTTCCAGAACTTGTTTTAGATTCATTATGCCATCCTTTCATTTGGATTGTACGGGAGAGCCGATTGACCAGTAACGACTCTCCCGCTATTGGAGGAGACCTCATTGAGCCGTACTTCCTGATAAAAATTATATACGCTCTTGATATGATTTCAAGTCCCCTTTTTCATTGTATTGATGGGAATAGCTTCCCATCGGGTCCGGGTTCATCGAGTAAGTTGTCGTCATCGGGGAAGGGACCGCTCATCCCCTTGGCATTCTCGATGCGCTTCTGCAAATGCTTGATAATCTTGTCCGCCTTCTGAAGTGATATCGAATCGAACCGCTTACCTTTCCCGATAGCGAAGACGGTCCGGAGCTGCTTGATTATCGCCTTCTGTTCGGACTCGGATTCCGTGAGCTGAGCAATGAGCGATTTGATTTCAGCGATTTTATCTTCACTCGCTGGCTCGTCAGCCTGAACGGGTAGAGCCGTCTCACGACCGCTCAGGTCGCTCAGGGGAAGCGATTCGCGTTCAGGTGGGGTATCGGGCTGGCTCTCCCGAGGACCATCTATCAGAGCATCGTATGTCCCTTCAGAGGCCGGAGGGGGATTGAGCGCTTTCATACCCTGACCGCCGGGAAGCTCGATATAGATATCACCCGGCTTGAGCGTTCCGGACTTCTGTTTTTCGAGGAGCGCTCCTACCGATTCGGGGAAATGGACGTATACTTCGTAGATATCGGTCTGGCGGAAGTCCCCGGTTTTCTGGTCCATATACTTCGCCGCCTTCGAGCGGATGCGGAGCTCCAGCTTGAGCGGTCTCCACTCCCGGCCCTGAAGCCCGACCAGTTTTTTTACGGCATCCTGAAATGCGTTGATAGAGTTTATGCCGCCGCTCTTGAATCGTACCAGCTCGAAGCCCGGGACATCGTAGAGCCAGATATAAGCGATAAGCACTTCGCCGCACTGACCGGGCTTGATTCCATCGCCGCCGATTACATACGGGCAATTCTTCGGGTCGCACTGAATCGTCCTCCGCTCCATCGACTTACCGACTCTCCGCTCCGCGCTTCCATCATTGACCCACTTCAGGCTTCCTTCATCGAAGCGCCAGTGGTTGTGACAATGAAGATGACTGCCCTGATAGCACTCGCGCCCGATGGTGATAAAGTTCTTCGGGTGAATGGGCCATGTGAAAGGAACCTTAATCGGTTTCTCGCCGAGCTGCTTCCGTATCGCGTCCATGATATCAGGAGGGAAGGAGCGGAAGCGGAAGTAATTCAGCTTCCCCGGTGATTCACGTCTGAGTCCAGCGCCGCACTTCGGGCAGCTATCCTGCCCTTCGGGGATATCATCTACCGGAATCGGTTTCCGGCATTGAGGGCACCAGCGGACTTTCTGACCGATGCTTATAATGCCGAGCCGGGACATCCTCGGGTTCTTCATCCGCTCCTCTCTTGCCAGCACTCGCCCGGAAATATCGATGTTAGATTTCATGCTTTCACCATCCCATCTTCGATATAGATACCAATCTCCCCGCTCGTATCGACGTACTCGAGCCAGACCTGAAAGTCATGCTCATGGGCGAGCTCGTCGATGACCACGAAATTCTTATCACTGATGAGCGATGCTTTCCGGATGAAGAGCACCCGGAGCTCGGGATTCATTGCCATGCCGATGAGCGCTGAGATTTTTATCTGCTCGCCATCCGATGCCTGCTTGACCGGGATACCGTTATAGAGGAGGAGGTTATCGCCGAAAGCCAGACCGTCGACCGGGAACTTTGCCGCTTCGATTGCGTCGCGCTTCTTCTTCTCATGCGCATGGAGCTCGCGCTCGATATCTTCATGAGCTTCCCGCTTCGCCTTCGCTTCGGCTTTGATTTCGTGCCAGCGTTTCTTCTGGCGGATGCGCTCATTGATTGCCTCAGAGTCGGCGAGCTTCCGCTGGATATCATCGATGTCGGGGAGTTGTTTTTTCGCTTCCATCATCGCTTTATCCGCCACCTTAAACTGCTCAGCGATTTTCGGCAACGTCTCGGTATTGAATACTTCTCGCTTGGTCTTCAGCTCGATTAGCTTTTTTTCCAGCTCAGCAATTTCGCCTGTGATATCGTCAAGATATCTCGCCGCCTCGTTTTGCTTTTCCGCTTTATGATTCGCTTCACGTTGCAGTTCCCGAAAAGCGTCCTCGGCCTGTAATGCTTGATTGAGTTCGTCCGTCAGTTTCGAGACCGATACCAATTCATCCGGAGCGTCTTTATCATAAGTGAGATTCTCCAGATTCCTCTCGACCGAGCGCATATCCCGACCAGCTTCATGCCGCTTATCATAGAGCCGCTCGTATTCCGCCTGCCACTCCTCGGGGTCGAATCCTAAATCGATGAGCTTCTGCATGACTTCATACTGCTCCCGCTCCGACATCTCGCAGAATTCCATCGGGTCGAAAGTGAGCTGGCCGATAAGTTCATTCAGTACCTCTTGCGGATTCCGGAGCGTGTGTCCGTCCTTCGCGATGACTTTCAAGCGGGTCGTGTATCCGCCATCCTTCCTCTTGAACTGCCGGATGACTTTCAGCGTTTCGAGCTCGACCGATATCTCTCCTTCGTCCTTCCCTTTGCGGAGCGGTTGCTCCGGGATGAGCCGCTTACCGCCGATGGCGTAAGCGATTGAATCCATGATGGTCGATTTGCCAGCGCCGTTATCACCGCTGAGCTTGACCACGTTCGGGTCAGGCGTGATTTCGATAGCCTGAACTCCTTTGATATTCTCTACTTTCAATGCAATGACCTTTGGCATTATAGGTCTCCTTTCAGATGGGTTTTGAGATGATGTACTCGCAATGATTATTGTACGGGCAATCAGAGCATGGACTTGAGAAGCCCGAAAGGATGGCTGGTGACCATACTCCGGTCCGCTCCGACTCCCGGATGCTGAGTGCCGTATGCGTGATGATATCGAGCAGCTTGTCGACTCCACTCTCATCAACGACCATCGGGGGCGGCTGCGGTCGCTTCGGCTCGAGAATCCCTTCGGCGAAATTACGCTTGCCGGGGTCATAAGCGTTGAGGTCGACGTACTGGATGAAGTCGGGATATTTATTGATATGCTGGGTTTTGATGCTACAGAACTCGCACTGATAAATTCCCGGCTCGTCCGTTTCTTTCCAAACATGGATATGCGCGTTATCGTGATGGCTCGCCACGTAAGGCAGGTCGTCATCGAGCGCGATGTATCCATGCTTCAGCGCGTAGAATTCGACCGCGAGCTGTATATTCCTCTGGAGTTCAATCATGTTCGGAGCGCTCGCCGATGTCTTGAGTTCGTGGATGCCGAGCCGTCCGTCGACCGCCACTATCTGGTCGAACCGTCCTCGCATCCGAATCGGCTCGTCCCCGTCAACGGGGATATCGAACCAGAACCATGATTCCGACTTCCGGACATCGAGCCCGGAGTTATGATGCCAGTATCCGCTCACGATACGGACCGCCGTTTCGGTTCGACCTTCCCGGCTGAACTGCTTATCTCCCCATCGGACGGGAGCGGCATCATTAATCGATTCCTCCGCACCGATTATCTGCTCGACCAGTGACGGGATATCGAGCGATGGATTTTTGTGAAGCTGAGCTATCGCCCGATGCACCGCCTTCCCGATTACTGTAGCGGCCCATTGATATTCGGGTCGGACGTTCGGCTGCATCCTGATTCGATACAGCTCTCCGCATCTCCGGTATCTCTGGAGGCCGCTTACGCTCTGATACCAGTTTCGGCCCTTGTACTTCGGTCCTTCGTAATCAGTCATCGTTCACCCCTTCGTATTCTTCCTGAAGTCTATTCAGTGATGAATCATCTATTGCTTTAACTATGGGGAAGTCATCCGGATGGGGTCGCTTAGGATGATTGCATTCATTCCCGCTGTAATACGGGCAAGCGGTACAGCTATCATGTATCCGCTCCTTGTCCCAGCAATCTTCTTTCCAGAATTTCTTCAGCGCCTGTAGGTGCGCCATGTTTTTAATCGGCTCGAGCGTTCCCATCACTCCACCTCCCCGTCGAGCAGCTTCAGCACGCGGTCGAGGGCGTCCCTTTTCCCACCGATTTCGCGGCTTGTATAAACGTCGTATATTGTGGGGTCATCGTCTATTTCATCCCGCCACTTCTTGACCACCTCGCGGATGCGCTCGCGTTCTGCCAGCTCCCCCTCGCGTTGTCCTTCCATGCGAGCCGCATATTGTATTTGCTCTGCTGTAGTAGTGGGCTTACTCATGTCGTGGCCTCCCCGTCGATGATTCGCAGGACGGCCTTGTATACGCGAACTTCCCCCTCAAAATATTCGCGGTCACTACCCCGAGCATTCCTGAGATTTGCTTGTGCTGCCCGTAGCTTCGCCGCCACTTCTTCCCTCGCAGCCGCCAGCCTGTCCGCGCTGAGAGGGCGGAGGTAGGGGGTGATTTCGTCAGCAGGCTTTCTGCCTGCATAATGGTCTTCAAGCGAATAGTGGTCATGCATATTGCTGACCGCATCAAATGTCTTCTCATCGGCTGTTCTATGGTCGTCAGTCATGGTCGGCCTCCAGTTCCCGCAGCAGGGCGCGGGCTTCATGTTTAATGCAATCCCCATTAGGGCAGTCGCCGTCGCTGCGTCCATCCGCTAGGGTTGTACCGCAGAATGGACAGGCAGCGTCCATGTGGTGCGAGTAATTCGCAATTCTCTGCGCGAGTTTTATAAATCCCTTGCGCTCAGTCGGTCGTTCGTCTGTCATGATTGCGCCTCCAGTTCCGCAAGCAGGGCGCGGGCTTCTCGCCTGATGTGGGTTTCAAATGATTCATCGAGACCATATTGCAACCCCGTTCTGCTATCAGTGATAATGATGCTTTCGGTCACTCCCGGCGTACCACTATTGGCAAGACACCCAACAAAATACATTAAGCGCTCTAGCTGGCGGTCGTACTTGTTCCTCTCCTCTCTCGTGGCGCGAAGGTCGGCAATGAGGGCGGAAGCGATTGCATAGCACGTTTTCACGGTGACATGTTCACATTCCCACGCCAAAATTGTCGCCTCTGTCGCACCAAGGTCAACGGGTGTCGGTCTGTCAGTCATGATTGCGCCTCCAGTTCCGCAAGCAGGGCGCGGGCTTCTTCCTTTACAGACGCAATCCAGTTTTCGGGATGTTGAATTTCGGCAGGCGGGACATCAAGAAGCGACTCGATAAATGCCCTCAACCTATCCCTCTCCTCCCTCGTGGTCGGTCTGTCTGTCATGTCATTCGCTCCTTTCGTTTGAATTTATCCCGCTCCTCTGAAGGTATTTCGCCGAGCACCCGGATGGTGCTTGCGTCAAGTGTCGGCATCCCGTCGCTGTCGCGTCCGTTCTCTATTCCATCGAGTACGACGAACGGAGTCCCGGCGATAACGTGCTTCGCATAGTAGGCCCATGCTTCCTCGAGCGAATACTCATCGAGGGAGATAACGCTTATCCCGGGTTCCTTTTCACCCGTCGCGTGGTCGATGGAGTAGCCGCGCTTGATGGTGTCCTTGATATCCAAGTCCCAGCGGACATAAACGTGAGCGGGGACTTTATCGATTCGGAATTTCTTCATCGCTTCTTCTTCCCCCTCGCGAAGATGATTGCGCGCTTACGCCCGAAGCGCTTAGTTTCGATGGAGTCGTACATCTTCCGGAGGATGCGCTCCGCTTTCCTGACTGATATGACCCCCTCCAGCTCCGGGCATTTCTTCCCATACCGGGGCCAGCGGGAGAATCCATGATAGATACGACTATCAGTCAGCCCGTTTTCGTAGGTCCATCTCATCACTTCACCCAGTTTCCGGCGACGATATCGCCGATGGTGTAGGGGTAATCGATATTGCCGGAGCCGATGGCTGAGACGGAGCCGTCATCGTCTTTCGAGAGGATATTAACCCGGACGGAGCCCGGATATTCCCGATGCATCAGGAAGTTTCCGAACTCAACGCACGTCCTGTTATCCGACGGGTCGAGTTCCTTCAGTTTATGAAGCGCTTCCTCTATAGCCGCCATGAATGGCTCGCGTCTGAGTTCCTTAGCTCCTTCGCTGTACTTCACTTCCACGAATCGATTCCCGCCGCTCAGGATTTCGCCGGAGCGCTCGTCATAGCTGACGCGCTCGAACTTATCGACGATATCCTTTATTTTCTCTGCATCCACTTCAGGGTCGCGGATGGTAACGTGTACCGTGCTCCCCATCGAGTACTGATGATGTTTGACGCTTACGCGTCTGGCGTTGTAGCCGTGCTGCTTCAGCAGCTTTCTCATTTCCTTTGATGTGTCGCTCATGAGTTTTTCTCCTGTTTGTTTTCTTCGTACCATGATGCGAGGTCGAGGATAGCGTCCTGCGCTCGCTTCGGGAATATTATCTGTGCTGACCAGTCGCGGTGATGGTCATAAATCCCCTTATCGTATAGCCTGTCGTAGACTGATATCTCGACCGGATGCTTATCGTGCGCGACCCCTTCATAGCTTCCCTTCCAGAGCTCTCGCATTTTCCCTTCGATGAAGTCAGCGTGGTGGGCGAGCTCATGGACTGCGAGCTCCCAAACGTGCCGGGCGATGAAGAGCGGGTCGGACCAGTGCGGGATATTCTTCATCGCGATAACCATCTCGATGCATCCATGACATGATTTCCAGCGGTCCGACTTGGTGCCCTTGAGCCAGCCGAGCCGGACGCTGCAACATGATGAATGCTTACCATGGTTAGCCGTATATCGACCGTGCACTACCCGGAAGATTAAATCCTTATGGCCTTCTCTGCTCACCCCGATGAACTGCGCTGCGGATGACAGAATGCGCTTCATCAGTTTATCGGGGATATCAGTCTGATTGTAGATTCTCACGCATGGCCTCCTTCCGCGTCGCCTCCCACTCGATGCGCTGCTGCTGTTCATAGTCCCGATAGATGTGGAGCGCGCCATACTTCCAGAGGATGGTCTGCTCGATGAACTCCTTCACGTCCGCCGGAAGGTCGAGCTCAGCCCATATCTCACAGGCATCCTCGAGGTCGAAGGCGTCGTGCCCGTCCTCTTCGATGAAGATTCGCTGTGGGAGCGAATCACGGTTCGCCCACTCGACCGCATCGATAATCTTCCTCGCGAGTTCGGCGTTAATGGGGATGAAGTATTCCGGGTCCCAAAGGTTGCGGAGCGGTCGGGGAACTTCCTCCTCGGGGATTTGTTCCTCATCCGGGCCGTAGCAATGGGTCGGGTCGAGAACGATATAGAGCTCGTTCGCGATTCCGTACTTCGGGAAATGCACCGAGTACTGGTCAGCTTGATGCGCGACGGCGAAGCCGACTCCCCAGTGTACGGATGATAGGTTGAGCTTTTGGCAAAGCTCTCTGAACGCGTCCTGAGTTACGATTCTCGGAGTCGTTCGTACATTGCTCATGATGGTCTCCTTTCTGGTTTTGTTCCCTCGCTCTTTTCTTTTCAGCGTATCGCTGTTTATTTCTGGCTGAGATTTTTTCTCGATTCTTTTCGTAGCTTTTCCGTTGTATCTCTTCCCATCGCTCCGGATGCTCCCTTTGCCATTTATAAGTTGACTCGCGATGCCGTTCCGGATTTCGCTTCCGCCATCGGCGGCTATAATCCGGACCTCGCTCTTTAGCTTCCTCTCTGGTCAGGAGCATCGAGAATGCGCTGCTCTCGTCGGGATTGAATTTTGTCTGAGCCGGGAAAAACTCCCTGATAGCTTTCAGGATATCCCGCTTGTCGTCGACCACGATGCATTCGTCGACGGCTTCGATGGTCATGGCTCTCGCTCTCCTTTCGATATCGATGTTCATTCATCTAATATAATATCATGGAATCAGGGAAATATCAAGACTCTATAAAATAAGGATAAAATGGATATGAGGAAATTCCCGGATTCCCCGACTTTCCCCTTGAAATCCGTATCCCGTCTGATATCATCGGGATTAGCCCGGGCAGGCAAAATTGAATCAGGAGTCCCGGACCTGCCCGGCCCACCGGGGCTTCATGGGAGGGGGATGCAACGCCCCTCGCATTCCCCTCCCGAGGGGTGGATAGATGGCGCGCAATTATCAGAACATCAGAACGGCGTACTGGGATTCGGCGCGGGGCCGGGAAGCTCCGCTATCATCGGACGAAATACTGGTCGAGCTCTTTTTAATCACATCCCCACAATGCGGACCGTCCGGAATTTTCATCATCAATCCCGAGACGGTCGGATACTACACCGGGCTCGGGCATGACCCCGGACAATCCCGAGGCGATATTTTCGGCAACGGGAAAATCGAAGGGACGCTCCGGGCTCTGGAGTCGAAGGGACGGCTCCGGCTCTATCCCGGCGGCTGGATATGGGTAATGGGGAAGTGGGAATTCGAGGCGAAGAATCCTAACATCCAGAAAGCATTATTCATCGAGGTTGAGTCAGCGCCCGGCGAGGTAATCCGGGACTTCCTCGACCGCTATCGGCAGACCTTTACCGAACGCATCCCGGAGCGGATATTACAGAGGGCTTCGAGGGCCGTCCGGCAAACCCTTCCCGAAACGGTATCGGAAACCGTTCCCGAAACGGTTACGGGAGTAGACCCCGAAGGGACTCCCCTAACTAAAGTAGAAGTAGAAGAGAATAGAACTAATTTATGCTCCGCTTCACAGACCCGGAGCGCCAGTAATCGCTCGAAACAACATCCGGAATCACTCATGCTTGACGATAACCTGAAGGGCTGGGTATGCTCTCTCATCCCGGAGCTCGAGAATAATAAATCCGCCCTGAAGCGGAATCTCGATGCGCTCGAAAAGCTTTTCCGACTCGACCGGGAAAAAATATGCCCTCACTATGGACCCGAGCAATGGAAAGCTCATGTAATCGAAATCCTCGAGTGGATGGCTCATGACACTGAAGGAAATGGGAAGTGGAAGGGCTGGGCCTCTGTTTTTTCATCGATACCCCGGCTCCGACAGAACGGGTGCGAGAAGTTTATATCCGCTCGCCGTTCCTTCCTCTCCAGAAATCCACAGCGCGATATCACTTCAGATATAGCCCGACTCGAAGGGCGAATCATATCTCTCGAAGCTCAGGCGGGAGCCGAACCCGAGGATGAACTTATCGCCCTGCAACTCAAGAACGCCCGTATCGAACTATCACGACTGAAAGGAAGCAATGAATGACACCCGGACTCATCACGGAGTTTTCAGGCTCCATAACGGAAATCAGGAAGACGAAGGATTATGACTTCATCGAAATAAATTCGCATGGGTTTTATTCTCAGCTCCGGCTCCACTCGGGACAATCTCAAATTCTGGAACCCGGTCGAATTGTTCGCGTTACCCTCTCAGTGGAGCCGGAGTCCTTCGATAAGCCCCGACCACCAAACATTGAAGAATTTGAATTCATCGACACGGAGGCCAAATGATGCAATCCGGAAGCAATGACTCGGGATGCGGTTGCTTGATACTCATCCTGCTTTTAATCGTTCTCTCTTTCGTCTCTTTCGTCGGCTTCATGAAGCTGGTCGGGCTCTAGCCATCTAATCCATTTCAGCGAGCCCCGGTGACTCCCTTCATCGGGGCTCAATATCTATCCGGAAGTGATACAATAAAGCCGTGAGCAATCCTGAGCGCGATATTTGGGATGACATCGAAGCGGAGTACATCACGACCGACATCAGCCTCCGCGAACTCGCCGATAAGCATAATGTTAGTTACGGCACTCTCCGCAATAAGTCGATGGAGCGCGGCTGGTCTGACAGGCGCAAGCAGTACCGCGAGGATAAAATCCGGAAAATCCTCGAAACGCAGAAGGATGAAGCTCAGGAAGTCCGCGATACTATCGATGCTTTATCGGAACGAGTTTGCTTACTGGCGGCGAGGAAGTCGGCAGTCGAGATGACGGAGTACCATCAAGGGAAGAAGCCGATGAGTCAGGCGGAAGTATCGGGACACCTTCATATCATCGCGAAAGCTCAAGAGGTTTTATATCGACGGCTCGGTGTCCCGCCACCGAAAACTACTATCGCCCTGACCGATGAAGCCGCCTTCGGGGAATATCAGAAGCGGCTCGCCATCGAGATGGGAATTTTCATTCGGGAAGGAGCAATCGGAGTGAAGATTATCGAGGGTGGAGGCGACCGGGATGGCGACGAGCGGCTCGCGCTCGGTGACGGTAACGGGGAAAGCACGGAAGGGAAATACGTCGAACTGAAACTCAAGCCTCCGGAATTCGATGACGAACCGGAGCCGGAAAATCCAAACGAAGGAGATGAGAGCGATGAAGGATGAGCACGGCTATGACATGGCTGATGGGGATACTCGCGGTCGGATGCCGGGAGGTCGTGGAGAAGGTCCGGGCGGACAGTGCACCTGTCCCGAATGCGGCTATACCATGGCGCATGAGACCGGGCAACCATGCTACGAGATAACCTGTCCGAAGTGCGGGGCGAAGATGGGGCGATGACTATGGAATTCGGCATCAATGAGATTTTCTACAGCATCCAAGGCGAGGGATTTCATGCCGGACGGTCGGCGCTTTTCATCCGCTTCGCCGGGTGCAATCTCAACTGCGACTTCTGCGATACCGATTTTTCGGAAGCGGTCCGGCTCAGCGCGGAAGGAATCATCGAGATGGGGAGAGCCGCTCTCGGGGAACGGGGAGCGGGTAGACCGTCTATCATCGTGCTGACCGGAGGAGAGCCAGCTCTTCAGGCTACCGGGCCGCTCCTGACTCTGCTTCGTAAACGGCTCTGCCCGTACATCGCTATCGAAACGAACGGTACGGTCCCCATCAAATGCGCTCCCGACTGGATAACCCTCAGTCCGAAGTCGGAAGATGGCCTCGTCCTCACTACCTGCGATGAACTGAAGGTCGTTTATCCGGCTGGGGTGGACCCGCTCGCATTCGAGCGCTTCGGGACGGGTAAGCGATACATCCAGCCGCTGTGGGTCGCGGACCGATACATCCGGGAGGTTTATCTTCGTGACGCAATCAATTTCGTATTGGAGAATTACCGGTGGAAATTATCAATCCAAACTCATAAACTAATCGGGGTGAAATGATGATTATCTGTAAGACCTACGGCTTCGATGCCGCACACCATCTGACGGAAGTACCGGAGCATCACCCATGCTCCTTCGTTCACGGTCATAGTTATCGAGTTGATATCGCTCTGGAATCAGAGGCACTGGAAAAGGGTATGGTCCTCGACTTCCACCAGCTCGATGATATCATGCGACCTATCCTCGCACAGTTCGACCACTCCGACCTGAACGACACACTCGAGAATCCTACCGCTGAGCTGATATCAATCTGGATTGCTCAGAACATCGTGATGTTAATCCCGCAAGGCATCCGGCTGCTTTTCGTCCGGGTGTGGGAGACGGAGAAAGCTTATGCCGAGTACCGACCCACTGGCTGACCTATACCGAGCAATCGTCGAGGAGTTTGATGACCCGAAGCGTGAAGGGGTCCGCGAGACACCGGAACGAGCGGCGAGGGCAATGCGCGAACTTCTGACCCCGGTCGAGTTCCGCTTTACCACGTTCGAGTCGCAGGGCTACGACCAGATGATTGTAGACCGGGATATCAAGTTTTTTTCGCTCTGCGAACATCACATGATTCCCTTCTTCGGCACCTGCTCCATCGGATATATCCCGAAGGACCGAATCGTCGGTTTATCGAAGCTGACCCGCTGCGTGAATTATTTCGCCCACAGGCTCAATACTCAGGAGTACATGACTCAGAATATAGCCGACTTCATCGAAGAGAAACTAAAACCGAAGGGTGTAGGTGTGATAATCAAAGCGCGACACCTCTGCCGGGAGATGCGCGGGGTTCAGGGTCATGGCGAGATGATTACGTCATGCCTGAAAGGAATTTTTCTTCACAATCCCGAAGTGCGAGAGGAGTTCATGAAGTTATGAAAGCAGTCATCCTTCTGAGCGGTGGTATGGATTCGGCTATCTGCATTGCGCTCGCAATCGAGCAGGGATTTGAACCATATCTATTCCACATGAGCTATGGACAACGGACCGAAAAACGCGAATTGAAGTCGGTCATCAATCTCGCGAAGCATTACGGGCTCAATCATCCGGAGCGGGTATTGATAGTGACTGACCGGACAATCTCATATATCGGCGGGAACGCCATCACGGACAGAAATATTCCGGTGCCCACGGATGGGGAAATAATCGGCGTTCCCGCTACCTTCGTTCCTTTCCGGAACGCAATCCTTCTCTCCTACGCCGTAACATGGGCTCAGGTTATCGAAGCGGAAGCGATTTATTTCGGCGTGGTCGATGGGGAGAGGAGCAGATATCCCGACTGTCATAAAGAATTTATCGAGTCGTATCAGTTAGCCGTGGATGCGGGGATTCCCGATAATCGAATTCAGGTAATTACCCCGCTCTATTACGACACGAAGAGGGAAGCTTATGAATGCGCTTTACGACTCAACGTACCGCTTGAACTGACGTGGAGCTGTTACCAGAATGAAAACGAACCATGCGGGAAATGCGAATCATGTATGGCGCGAGCGAAAGCGATGGATTTATGATTATCTACCACGTCGAACCCCTTCACTGGGTAGGGTATACGGAAAAGATGGGTGCGGAAAAATACGACGCGCTCTATTCTTTCGTAAACAAAACCACCATCGAGAATCAGGTATTCCCGAGCACGAACATCAATCGCCTCTTTATTGACTCTGGAGCATTCAGCGCTTTCACCCGAGGAGTGGAGATTAACCTCGATGAGTATTGCGAATGGCTCCGTGCTCATGAAAAGCGGATTACATCATACGCCGCACTTGACGTTATCCGGAACTGGCGGGGTAGTAGAACCAATCTTGACCGGATGCTTTCATACGGACTGAATCCGATTCCCGTTTTCCACGCGCAAAGCCCGATGGAGGAATTGCGTCGGCTCTGCAAGGAACATGACTATATCGGCCTTGGCGGTATAGCGGACGACGTGAAGCGCCGCCGCCAGCTCCTTACCACTTGGCTTGATTCCTGCTTTTCAATCATCCGGGATTACTGGCCTATTAAGGTACATGGCTTCGGTATCACTATGCTTTCCGCGCTGACGAGGTATCCTTTTTATAGCGTGGACTCATCAAGCGTTACATACGCCATGAAGATGGGATTGATAATTACGTTCACCGGGTCAAGCATCCGCCAGAAAACCTATAACGAGATTGTGAAGTCGGGGAAAGGGGTAGACCTCCAGCCGCACTGCATCGATAACCCAGATGAAGAAAAATCGCGATACAAGAAACGCATCGCTCGCGCTTACAACGAATACAGGAAAGCGGAAAAATACATTACCGACCTCTGGAAGCTAAGGGGAATATCATGGGATTAAAGCGATTCAAGGAGATTCCACTGAAGCAGCTCGATAAAGCCCCGTGGAATTACAAGACCGATAATGATGAACTGAAAGAGAAGCTGAAGGAAAACCTTCGCCGGAACGGGCAGGTGGAAAATATCGTAGTGCGCGAGATGAAAGGTGGAAGGTACGAAATCGTAAATGGTAATCATCGCTTCGATGCTCTGGAAGAGCTGAGCTTTGAAAAAGTCATCTGCTATAACCTCGGTGAAGTCAGCGATAAGGCGGCGCGTCGGCTCGCCATCGAGCTCAATGAGACCCGATTCGAGACGGACCGGATAAAGCTCGCCGTGACCATCAAGGATATCGCCGATGAATTCGACCTCAGTGACATATCGCTTACGACCCCGTATGAACTGGAAGAACTGGAAGCGATGGTCGACCTGCTTGATTTCGATTTCGATAAGTTCGAGGAAAAAGAACTCCCTCCCATCGATGACGGGATGATAGAATGTCCCGAGTGTGGACATAAGTTCAAGCCATGACCTATGAGCTTGCAGAGGACCGATATATAATCGAGCCATGGCGCGCGGCGATTTTCCGGGCTACCGGATTCGAGCTGCACCCGGGACAGGCCCGGCTACTCAACAGTTTTCTCAATTATGATTTCACATGGTCTTGCGGAGGTCGTCGAGGGGGAAAGAGCGAGGTAGTGGCGAGGATTGTTTTCAGCGAGTTCGTCCGATACAAGGATACGATTCCATCGACGGAACGCTGGCCGAAAAAAATCCTCATCCTTGCCCCGGAATATAAGCAGGCCCGTATCATCTTCGGAAAGGTCCACCGACTGGTAAAGAAATTCGGAGTGCCGCTGGTCACCGACCGCTTCAGTGCGGGTGAGATGGAGCTTGAGAGCGCATGGGGCTCGCTCATCATGTGCATGACCGGGCGGAATAAGGATGCATGGCCCGGGTTCGACTGGGATTTAGTCGTCGTCGACGAGGCTCCGATTTTCAAAGATGGGGCGGCTTTCGAGGAATTGCTATTCCCGACCCTGCTCGATGCGAAAGGAAAATTCCTTGCCATCGGGACCCCGGATTATCCCGGCTCATTCTCCCATCGCTGGATGCTCGACGGACTCGACCCCGATAACGAGCAATGGGGCTTCGCGCACTGGACGACAACTGATAACTGGTACATCCCACATGCCGCCGAGTGGATAGAGCGCCAGCGGAAAAGTATCCCCGATGATATCATCCAGCGGCAGTACATGGCCCGGTATGTCAGCCGCTCCGGTCTGGTCTATAACGAGTACCTCGAATGTATCGGGGAGTTCGATACGTCGGAAATCGAGCATGGACGCTGGCATCGGGCTGGTGACTTCGGCTTCGTCAATCCGTTCGCCTGTGCGGTCGTCTGCCAGATTGGTGAAATGACTTATATCGTCGACGAGTACTATGAAACTCAGCGGAATAATTCGGAGCACGCTCCCCATCTCCGTGCGCTCGACCATAAATACCCTTTCCATAATCGGAAAACTTTCAATGTGTGGGACCCGGAAAATCCCGAAGGAATCGACTTTCTATCGAAGTGGCGCGACTCTCAGGGTGGACGGATAAAAGGTCACTGGGTAAAAGATTACTCGAAAGGCGGAATCATCGACCGTATCGACATGATACGCCGTCGCATGATTTCCGGCCACATACGGATTCATCCTCGATGTAAAAACTTCATCCGGGAGCTATCGCTTTACGCCTACCCGGATAAGAAGCCGGATAAGGCGGCGAGCGAGAAACCGATGGACAAAGATAATCACCTAATCAAAGCCGTCGAGTATTTGACCGAGCATCTATACGGTGATACATTTATTCCGTTAGACCCGGAGCAGTTGAAAGCGCGGTCGAGTAAGCGCAAGAGTGAAAAAATCCTGCGAGGGTATAAGTCGTGACAGATACTCAGGCCACCGACAAAGTAGTAGCAGAGAAGGAGCGAGTCGCAGTCTGGAAACCCCGCGAATATCGGCAGTACATCCATCTCGCGAGCCAAGTCAAAAAGAATATTAAGGCGCTTCTGAATGTTCAATCGGACCCTCAGACGGCGCACGATATTTGGGCGTCCATCTACCAGTACATGCCGAATCCCGATAACATCCTCGCCATCGCCGGACAGACATCAATCGAGTTCTATGACTCAATGATGGATAGCGATTCATACCTCACCGGATTAATCGGCATCAGGAAGGATGCGGTCACCGGGCTACCTTGGACTATCGTCCCGGTAAGTGATGACCCCGCCGATGAAGAGCTCGCGGAGTGGGTCGATGAGCAGCTAAGAAATATCGAGGAGTTCGAGGATGACATGGAGGAGTTGCTCGGTGCGATAACTACCGGGTATGCAGTCAGCGAAATAATGTGGGCGATGAAAGAAAACCGAATCGTCCCGGTCGAACTCCTGTCACGTCGACCTTCGCGATTCGTGTTCGGTTATGATTACGAGTTGCGCCTCATCACGAAAGAGAACTGGTTCGGGGAGGAAGTGCCGCCGAATAAATTCATCGTGCATCGGAATCGGAAGCGGTATGAGAATCCCTACGGTATCAGTGCCTGCCGCTCCGTTTACTGGCCTTGGCATTTCAAGCACCACGGCTTCCAGTGGTGGATAATCGCCGCCGAGCGGAACGCTGTGCCTACCCCGCATGGGAAGTATCCCGCTGACTGGGACAATGACCAGCAGGATGATTTATTCGAAGCTCTGCTCGGCTTCCAGAACGATAATGCAATCATCACAGCGGAAGGGACGGAGCTTGATTTCTTCCAGACGAAAACCGACCCGCAACTCAACGAGAAGCTACGGGATGCCTGTAATGAAGAGCTCGCGTGGGGAATCATCGGGTCTACTCACTCGACCGGGACAGGCTCCAAAGGTGGTGGCTCTTACGCCCTCGCTTATGAGCACGGCACGGTCCGGCAGGATATACTCGAGCGGGACTGCCGCCGATTGATGTCGACTATTAATAAGCAGCTCGTCGAACCGATGATAATCCTTAACTTCGGCGAACAGCGCGAGTATCCAAGATTCAAGCTGGAATACGAGCCGCCGGGTGACCGCGAGCTGGAAATGAAAATCACGAGCGAAGCGGTGAAGATAGGGATGCAGGTCGATGAGATTGATGCCGCCGAGCGGACCGGAGTAAAGCTCGCAGAGCAAGAGAGCGATGCAATCAAGATGCCGAGCCCCGCGGGATTATTTGGTAGTGGGAATAGTCAGGAGGAGGAAGAGGAAGAAGAGAAAGAGGAAGTTCCCGAGCTCAGAAATAAATACTGGGACTGGCCTTTGAAGATGCGATGAGGCAGGAACGGACCCGCATACAGGATAATATGGCGCGGTTGGAGGATGCCGCGCTGAACTTCGGCGAGGAACCGATGAAGGAAACGCTCGCTCCTTACCTCGCATGGATTCGGGAGCAGACGAGTTTCGATGCAATTATAAGGGATGCCAGAACCCGCGCACTCGACCGGAAGCCGCTCGCTGAAGCGCTTACCACTATTTTATTTTGGGGTTACCTTTGGGGATACCATGACCTATTTTCCGACCGGAGAGCTCCGACGGATTTGAAGCGGAAACGGACGGTACTCGGAGTTTTCAATATCGAAAAACGCCTCGCGACCCAAACCATTACCGCTCAATATAAACCTCTCCCGCCAGAGGAAGCCATCCAGATATTTTATATGCGGGAAATTATGACCCGCGAGCAGTTCGATGAACTCCTCGATAAGTACGCTCGGCGGGAAGCGTTCTTCGCGACCAATGTAACGCTCGATAATATCGAACGCGTCCTGTATCCGGCAGCACTTGAAGCGCTACAGAGCGGCACTACCCTTCGTGACTTCCAGCGGGAAGCGGGAGATTTCCTGATGAGCCGGGCACATACCGAAACGGTATTCCGGACGAATATCATGAATGCTTATAACTCGGGTCACATGGATGGGATGTATGACCCATTGGTGGAGGATTTGATTCCCGCCGTTCAGTTCGTGGCAATCATCGATGGTCGCACTACCGAAATATGCCGGATGCTACATGGTCAGGTTATCATGAAATATGAAGCGGCGAGCGCGGACCTCATTCCTCCGCTCCATTATAATTGCCGTTCGACGGTGATACCCGTATGGGTAGATGAGTATAAAGGCCTGACGAAAGGCGATATCTTCGACCCGGGCGTTATCTATGCTGACGCTAACGCCCCGCTCCCGATGGAGGGCTTCGGCGCTTGGCGACCACTGATTAATCGTAATCCCGGCTATACGATTTGGCCTCCGCTTCCCACCACTCCCACTCCGGCTCCAGCGCCTGAACCCGCTCCGACCCCTGCAACAGCACCTGAACCAGCACCGACTCCCGCACCAAGGCCAGCGAATGCTATCGCTGAAAATCTTCCGCTCAATACTGATGAAGCGGTGTTCGATGTATTACCGGGATACAGTAGGGAAATGCAGAGCGACATGAATCGGATGCTCAAACGAATTGCGGAGCATGATAAGGAAGCCGGAAGATGGTATAACGCGGAAGGATTACCGATAACGAAATATAAGAATGGTGAGAAAGGTGTCGTCAATATGCCTCGACCGGAACATTATAATTTTATCAATTCGAATTCATGTATCAGGGTTCATTCGCATCCCAGCGGAGGTAGTTTTTCAGGTAGGGATGTCAATCTATGCTGCTGGGAAAGAATCGAAGGCACATCCGTCGTCGTCGGTGAAAGGAATGTTTACGTGCTTGAGTTCCTCGAAAGGCCGGAAGGATTCCCGGCAAATATGGAGAAATATTATGACAGTATCGAAAAGGCGGTAGATGGGATATTGCATGACCCGGAATTCATAGCGAGAAGCAAGGCGCATGGTCTTGATTTCATTGAACATACCATCGCGGTTCTGGAGAAGTATGTAGAAGAAAATCCCGGCTGCTTCAGATATACTTATTTCCCGAAGGAGGCGTTTGGACTATGAAAGAGCCGCCAGCGATTCCCATCGATGATAGTAAGCTCGAAGAGCTGAAGAAGATTTATGAGTCCGGAGAGTCGGAAGAAGAAAAAGAAAAGCCGGAATAATCATCACGCAAATGGACAGCGATTCGTATAAAAAGCTTGAGGAAGCGAAGAAGCTTTTACTCGAAAAAAATCTGTCAGAGCTTGACAAGATGCGAGTCCGAGTAGTATCTTGCAAAGTAGAAACACATCCGAAGTACGGTCCGCAATGCTCGATAATCCTGCAAGCGGACCGAAATAAAAAGTAGCCAGTCCCGGTAGCTCCGGGTGGAATAGCGAAAAGACCCACGTAGGCACTCTTATCAGGGTGTCTTTCGTCATTTAGGAGAAACCAATGCGACAAGTCTGGATGGAAATTCTACGACCCGGACATTGGAACGACTGGGATTTTCCAGCCGATTATCTCCGCGAGCTTCAGGCTTCATACGACCCCGATGTGAGGGAAGCCCCGATAACTCAGGGACACCCGCATCCGCTCGGTGAAGAAAAACCCGCTTACGGCTGGGTGAAGAAACTTGAGCTCCGTCCTTTCGGCGATGACCCTGATGTGGATGACATCAGCGTGTGGGCTCTGGTCGAACTCGGTGAGGAAGCCGAAGGATGGATTGAGGAGCGGAAGTTTCCGAAGCGGTCTGTAGGTATCTCCGAAGATTCCCCATACCCCGGCATCCCTTATCTGAGTCATGTCGCCTTGCTCGGCGCATCGAATCCGGCGGTATCTTCGCTGACCGAAGTCGAGCTCGCTCAGGGATTCATAAGCGACGGGATGCTCTGTCTCGCTCAGGTGAGCGGAGCGGATAAGACACTGGTATGGGAAAGCAAAGATAAAGAGTACTGGTATCGGGTGAAGGACCCGAGTCGATTCAAGGATGATTCATTCCGGAGCAAGAGTATCACGTCTGGAGTCCGCGCAGTAATGGGGAAGCTGAAGCCGGAGTATGTCCCGGAAGGTTCCAGCGCTGACTCGATGCATATACAATCGCTCCGATTCGATAAGGAAAAATTTGACCTCGCCAAAGCGAAGGCGTGGGTCAAGGACCATAAAGGAGAGTTATCCCAAATGGCTGATGAAAAGACGTTGCAAGCAGTCGAAGGGGAAAACAAGACTCTCAAAGCCGAAGTAGATGAGCTCCGAAAGCAGCTTAACGAGAATCACGATAAGCTGGCTACGGAGAAGGAACGGGCTGAGAAAGCCGAGCGTGAACTGCGGGAGCAGGAACTTATCCGACTGGAGAGCAAGTACGAGCATGAGCTCAAGCAGCTCACCGAGAACGGTAACGGCGCTCCCGCTTACATCGAACTCGGAGTGCACAAAGCTCTCCGGGCGATGGACGCATCGGATATCTCAGTCGAGCTCAACGGGAAAAGTACCCCGGCGAGCGAAATCATCATGTCGGCGCTGAAGTCTGTTCCCAAATTCATTGAGCGTCGAGAAGTCGCGGGTGACACGACTATTAAGTCGGGAGAAGATGGCCAGCCTGACCCTCCCGGCAATGACCGTTTTGCCCTCGCCATGAAGAAGTACTCGGATGAAGGCGGCAAAGTCGATGGACTCGACGTGAAAGCCCTCACCGATAAACTCATGGCTGAGGACAAGACGCTCGATATCAAGTCGGCTACCCTCAAGGCTTCCAAGATGCTCGCCGGAGGTGCACGATGACCGATTACGAAAGCCCTTATATGAAAGACCGAGGGCATAAGTGCAAGAAGTCCGCACAGGGCATGGGGAAAGAGTTCGTAGCCGGAGGAACTATCGTCGCTGGAACTTTCGTGAAGTTCTCAGGAGCTGACGATATCACCGTCGTCACCTGCGGAGCGAAAGGTGCGCTCATCGGAGTAGCGATGAATGACGCTACGGTCGGTCAGGACGTGATGGTCCAGATGGACGGATATCATTGGATTATCGTCGGGACAGCGGCAGATCTCGCTCCCGGCGACTGGGTCGAATCCGATGCGAACGGCATGGCTGTCGAAATGGATTGCGGAGGCGGAGATTCATTCCTCGGCGGATACGTATTATCTACGCCGACGGATGACGAAGATTGCGTCTGCATGAAGATTCAGCCTTGCCCGCTGTGCGAGGAACAGAGAGGATAAGGAGTGATAATCGATGAGTAGCGGACAAAGCAATCCTACCGTCGTCACCGTTCACATCAACGCGGCGCTGACCAATTTCATGGTCCAGCTTATGAGCGGCGGTCCGTTCATGGTCAACGAAGCATGGCCCGTCATTCCTGTAAAAAAGGAATCGGACTATTACTTCGTCGACAACGACCGCGGCTACCTCAACCCGAAGGGTCCGGATACCTTCCGGGCTCCCGGCATGGTCGCTCAGAACTATGACTTCGACGTTACTCGTGGCTCATACGAGTGCGTTGAACATGCGCTGAAGCGACCCGTCGCCGACCGTATTCGGGAGAACGCCGATGACCCGCTCAAGGGCGAGCTTGACGCGGTGGAAAAGATGTGTCATGCAATCAATCTCAAGTTCGAGATGGAGTTCCATGATGCGGCCTTCACCATCGCAAACTACGCAGCGAGCCAGATAGTCGTTGCGACCGCGCCGTGGTCGAACACGGTAACCTCAACTCCCGAGCAGGATATCGACCTTGCTAAGCTCGCTGTCGCAGAAGGCAGCGGAGTAGCTCCGACGGATATGATTATTCCCGAGCATATCTATCGCGAGCTCAAGGTCCATCCGGATGTCGTCCAGTACATGACGGCTCATGCTCAGGCCGTGAATCGGCTCCAGACCGGACAGCTCCCGCTCTATCTCTACGGGCTCCGGGTCCATGTACCCGGCGTTATATGGGATGAGGCGAACCCCTGTCAGGACGCGGAAATCTCTCAGCTTTACGATGATTGCGCCGTCGTCGTTTTCTATAAGGACCCGAGTCCGGGCTTGCAGACCGCGACGTGGGGCGCTCAGTTCCGTCATATCAGGAACGGCGAAGGTCCGTGCCGCGTCAGGACATGGCGCGACGAACCCGCCGAAGCTACCGTTACGGAAGCATCGGTGATGAATCATCCGAAGGTCGTAAACGCTTACGGCGCGGCTATCATCACCGGACTCTGCGATACCGGAACTTCTTAATCCATCTGAAAAGGAGCGGATAGTTATGACTCGATTACAGAAATGCCAAGCAGTTACAAGAATCGGAATGACGAAAATAGCCGGGATGCGAAATATCAGGAAGCCGAGGACCGTCGGAGAGATTTTCGAGATGGACCTCGATAACCCGAGGGAGAAGCAGGCTTACTATCATCTCCTCGCTCACGGCGCAATCAAACCGATTGGTGAACCTGTAACGAACGCTGTCATAAAAGACAAGGATGCCGGAGAGGTTAATGCTTTTCCGGCATCCTCTGTCTCCCCTATACCGGAGGAAGCCGAGTATGTCGAGGAGATTTCCGAAGCGCCAGAATCTGAAACGACTGAACCCGTCGGCGGTCCACTCGAGGAATCGCCGGATGAATCAGAAGTAGAAGAGCGGGTGATTGGTCCCGGAACCGCGCTTAGTGAACTCATGGACCTCGAAGAGATGCGGTCTTTCACCGAAGAGGAAATCGACACCCTCAAGCGAATCGGCATCGCGACGATTTTCGACGTGAGTAACAGGACCGATGCCGAGATTAAATCGGTGCGCGGTGTCGGAGCGAAGAAGGTCCAGATACTCCGGACTCTTAACGAGATGTACGGAGGTTAACATGGCAAGATATCTGACCCTTCAAGACCTCCATACCGGGTGCAGCCGAAAGCCGAGATACCTTCATCCGAAAGGTGTCGTGCTCGACTTCGACCCCGAAAATCGACGAGTGATAACATGGGTTAAGCAGGAGAAAATCCGGCGTGTGCCGGATAGTACTCCTTTGACTGACCCGGCTGAAGTGAGAAAGAAGATGATGAGGTTAATTAGGGGATGACCCGAAACATCGACAATCGATACACGACTATCGAGCGGCTTATCCTGACGGCTGGCGAGCAGCAGCTTTCCGATGTCTGCGACCCGACCGGAGCGAGCGATATCGATGCGGCGAATGTCCAGCAGAAATTGCTCGATATGATTTTTCAAGCGAGCCGCGAAGTCGATGCTTATCTCATCAAGTATATGACCTGCCCGATTGCTGAAGTAATAACGGAGCTGACAGTCGGGACGAGTATCACCATGACGAACGGCTCTCCGGCGGTTGTGGGAGTCGGCACACTTTTCCTGACTGAGCTCGAAGAGGGCGACGAGATATTCCTTCCCGATGACGAGGATTACTGGTTCGGTGTAGTGGATTCCGTAACCGATAACCTCAATCTCATTCTGAAGTACGATTACAATGGCGATACGGTAGCGGCGGCGACAGTGGCGAGCAGGAGGCGAATCACTGTCCCGCCGTGGCTCGAAATCCATACCCGGAATTACACGCTCTATAATCTCTGGCGGCGGCGTGGTCGGATGAATGAGAATAATCCGTACTACGAAGATAAAGAGGACAGCCGTCGAGCGTTAAAGGACTTCCAGAGCTCGAAGCAGAAATTCGATGATAGCGGGACGAAGCGAAAACATAATCCGGTCCAGAGCGAGAAAACTTTCGATGACCGGGTGATGACCTCGACGACGCTGACGAAGTATGTCAGTCCCGACTTGGATTATCCACCGTAAACGATGGGCGTAAGATTAAAATGGGAAGATAAAGATGGACTCCAGCTCGCAATTAAAAAGGCGAGCGCTCCACCTAACTCCCGGATACTCGCGGCAATCGCGCTCCGGATGCGGGGAATGCAGATACAGCATTTTCTCAACGAGGAAGATTCATCCGGTAAGAGATGGGCTCCGCTGAAGTCATCGACTATCAGGCGGAGACGCGCCGGAGGGAAGGGAGTCAGAATCCTTCAGGATACCGGACGGCTCCGCGCTTCTATCGTCAGATTCAGCGACAGGAGTAACGCCATCGTCGGGACCAATGTTATCTATGCACCTACCCATCAATTCGGGCGGGGAAGCATTCCCGCTCGGGAGTTTTTGTATCTTACGGATTCCGAACGGGTTGAGCTCGTCGAATTCGTCACAAATGAAATACTGAAACCGTTCTCCGGTAAAAATTAATGGCAACGCCAGCGGAAATACGCTCTCGCAATAACCTGATTATCGACCAGCTCGATGACCTTTGCCAGACGCTCGTATCCGACGTTCAGGGTACGGAGCGGGATGGTCGAATCACTATGACCA